TCATTGGCAACGGATCACGCCGCTGGCGATTTCGTCGTCGATGGAGCGCAGCGCATCGGCATCCTGGTGCATCTGCTCGATCACCTCGAGCAGGCGCTGCGCCAGCTTCGGATCGTTCGCCCGCTCGACGGCGCGCATGACCTCGACCGCAGCCGATTCATGATTGTTCGCCATCTGCTTGAGAGCCTTGCGCAAGCGCTGCTCGGTCCATTTCATCGACATGTCGCTTCACCCAGACTGCATATACGGACCCGCCAGGAACGACAGGCTCGCTTAAGAGCGCCGGACCCGGAACAAGTTCAACCTGCCGTCGCGCCCATGAGGGCGGATTGGGTACCGGAAAGGCAAGCGGAGAAGAGATCGTGAAGCGCAAACGAAAACGCCAGGCACAAGGCCTGGCGCTTCGAAATATGGGGTGGACGATGGGAATCGAACCCACGACACCAGGAGCCACAATCCTGTGCTCTACCAACTGAGCTACGCCCACCATATCGTGAATCGTGCCGGACGTTCCGGCTTCAACCGCAGCGGCCGGACAAGCCGAGCCTGAAGGTGGTGCGGACGGAGAGACTCGAACTCTCACGCCTTGCGGCGCTGGAACCTAAATCCTGTCTCGCACCTCGGAAGCGCTTATATTACAACAGTTTACGCCGACCGCAATCACTTAAACTGTGCCAATCGTGAAATTCCTTTTCACGTTTTCCATTTCCGTGCTTCACGTTTCCGTCACGGTCAATATTCAGCGGTCCGACTCATAAGCCGCGACGCCGGTCCCTACCGCCCGCCATTCATCCTGCGGCATGCGCGAATCACAGATGAATACCTCGACCTCCCCGCCTTCTTTCGGCTCCGCCGGCCGGATCGCTGCATGCCGGAGAATCGTCTGCATGTCCGGCACGTAGCTGCTCTCCGAGCCGTGGAACGACCAGATGCCATGTTTCCCAGCGCTGCCTACCTGGTGGTCGAGTTTCACCGACCAGCCCTTGAATCGAATCACCAGCATCGCCCTGCTCCGTAGGAAAAGGCCGTAGTCTACTCCTAATCCTGACAGGCCTGGTTCGCAGCCAGTAGCTGCGCCTCGTAACCGACGCGCTGCAAGCGTTCGGCGAGCAATGCACGGACCTTGGTCTGGATATCGTCGCTCTTCTTCAGCCCAGCGGTTGCCCAGGCCGGCACCTCCACCGCCGGCACTCGGCAAGGCACCGCCACCGGCACATCTACGCGCACCGTGCGCGGCTCGGCTTCCTGCCGGCCGGCGCATCCCACCAGCGCGACAATCATCAGCATCAGCGCCACCCTCATAGACCCAGCTCCTGATCGATGACCGCCTCGGCGGCCGCACACTGCTCACCGGCGGTTCGCTGACTCAGCAGGCGTTGGGCTCCGGCATACTGCTCCGCGGCCTGCTGCCGCCCCCGCTCCACAGCCTGCGCGGCATCCCGGGCGCGCTGCTCGTCGGCCACGCGCAGCGCGGAAACCTGCCGGACCTGCTCCGCCACTGCGGACTCCAACTCTCCCCGGGCGGCGCGGCAGGCAACGAGGTCCGACCGCGCGGCGTCGAGCTGCGGGCGGTAGTGCCGCGCGCCGAGCCAGACACCGCCGGCGGTGCCGAGGCCGACCAGCACCAGGCAGGCCAGCGCGATCGAGACAACACGGGCGGAGATCACGACAGCGGCTCCAGGAACAGCGCCCGTTCCGCCGCGCGCCGCTTGACCAGTCCTTCCAGGCGCTTGCCGCCCGCATTCACCCAGCGCGGGAACTGGTCCGCCGCACCCCGGTAGTCACCCTTGTTCAGTAGCTTGAGCAGCGTGGACGACGCAAGATTGGCCGATCCCAGGTTGTAGACGAAGCTCATCAGGGCATCCCACTGATTCTGGTTCAGCGGCACTTTCACCAGCTTGTCCAGTTCAGGCTCGAAGCGCTGAATGTCATTGGCCAACATCCGCTCGGCCTGCTCAACGGTGATCGTCATGTAGCGGGTCACGCCCCGCGTAGTGCCATAGCCGATGGTCCAGACACCCACCGAGTCCTGATAGGCGGACAAGCGCAGGCCCTCGAACGATTTGATGAGGTCTATGCCTCGTTGGGAAGTACGCATTTACGGGTCTCCAGAAACGACGAAGCCCGCTCAATGGCGGGCCTATCTTCGTCGGAAAGGTGTTCGGGTCAGCTACCGGCCAGGATCACCACCAGCACGGCCATGCTCCCATTCAAAATGGGTAGTCTACACGCCGCCCGCCTCCGGCAGCGGATACCTGGCCTTGATCTCCTCGACCTTGGCGATCCAGGCAGAGTAGTTCGGCTCGGTGCCTGCCTTGATCGCATCGAATTCAGCCTCGGTCTTGAGCGGGTCACTCTCCAGGCGGTAGGCATTCGCCCGCGCCGCGGTTGCGGCATCGTACTCAGCCTGCCAGCGTTCTTGCGCCTGCTGTTCGGCGGTCTTTACCTTGCTCCAATCGATCATCGCGGTAACTCCACCGGGCCGTCGGCCTCGATCAGCAACGGTTCAGGGAAGCGAGCAGCGGCACTGGCATCAGCGGCCAGCGGGAACCGCAGGGTTAGTTCCAGCCGTCCATCCCTTCGCGCCACAGGACCAGCGAATAACTCCGATCCAATGGCCTCGGTCGGCAACTCGCCGCCCTCCGGGAGCGGAGTGAAGTCGAACGCCTGGCCGTTCACAGTGAGCACATCGCCAATCCTGACCAGCGACAGGTGCTCGGCGCTTCCGGGCAGCGGATAGTACGGTGACAATGTGATGATCATCAGAACCACCTTCCTATTCTAAGCTTATTACCGTCAACGCTTGTCACTGCCCCTATAAACGCTGCGGGGTCGGCGGTGATTGCCCTGTTGCTGTTTGTGCAAATCTGCGTCCCGTCTGCAAACCGCACGTACTCCCCATTAGCATTACTACCGCGCTCGATGATCGCGCCCGTAGGCGCGCCGCCGGACTGGGAGACGGTGCCGAGGATGTTGCCGGTGTGGAAGAGTTCTTTCCAGGGTCCCCACTGCTCGGCAGCAGGGCGACCAGAGTTGTAACCTCTGATAAACGCTCTTGCATTTAGGCTATGATCTATAGCGAATTGGGACACCCGTGCTCCTCCGGTGCGGCCACCAGACCATAGGATTAATTCACCTGTAGGTGCGTTCGACGAACCTACATGTGCTGTTATTCCTCCGTAACGCACTTCGTTAAGATCACGTACTGCGCCACTCGCGCTATCTGTACCGATGCCATTAGTGGCTAGTACGTTTTTTACGTACCCAGTAGTCGCAATCGAGGTGTCGTTGTCCGTAGCATCCGGTGTAGGGGCCGTGGGGTTACCCGTCAGTGCAGGCGATGCCAGAGGAGCCGCCCCTAGATCAGTGCGCGCAGCTGCCGGCGTCGGTGCCGTTGCCCACGGCTGAATGCCGGCCAGCGTCATTCCCCACTGGTTGGC